GACCAGCCATCCAAGTTTCTCCATTATTCTGAAGCGTTCCAGCATTGCAATTAACGGTAGCTGATCCGCCGTTATTATCTCCAAAGAATAATCCTGTAACAGTCATTGTTCCACCAGATACGGTGAGCGTTGCTGTTGTTCCTCCATTAAGTGCTATTTGAAAGTTACGAGAACTTGCTGCCGCTGTTTGAATAAATGTCCCGCTGGATATAATCCCACCACCATCAAGACGAACATTTGCAGCAACAGTTGTTGACCCAGAGAGTGTCTGCGTTCCTGTTCCTGACTTAAAGAATGTTCCTGCTGTGTTGGTTAATGTTCCACTAAATGTCGCAGAGTTTGCGGAGTTAAGAGTCAATGCGTTTGCACCACAGGTTAATGTCCCAGCTCCAGCAAGAGTGGCAAGGGTATCCGCACCTCCAAGAGTAATTGTCGCGCCAGACAAGATCGTAACGGCAGACGCATCAGGGATTCTGTTAGCTGTAGATGTAGCGAGAGTCCCAGCGATAACAAGCGTTGGTCCAGTATAGGTATTCGCGCCAGAGATCGTCAGTGTATTGGAGCCTAGCTTGGTTAGCCCTAAAGCCCCTTTAGCGGTGTTTGCGATGACATTCGGATATGCCCTATTGCCTGATGTCGTATCAAAGCCTATGGCTGACCCTGCGTTAAAGTTAGTCGTTCCTAGAATTGTGATAACATTCGCGTCTGTCACTGCGTTATAGACAGCAAGCGTTGCGCCAGACTCGACAGAATATCTGCCATTAGTATTCCAACCCGGTAGCGCAGTAAGATCGGTGATCGTTAATACGCCTGTGTTAATCGCAGCGTTCCCAGCATAGGTATTGTTTCCTGATAGCGTAAGCGCACCAGTTCCATTTTTAATAAGTCCTATAGTGCCAGAAATAACCGACGAAAGGGTCGTCGCAGAATAAACCATAAACTGGCGGAATGCTGACGTTGCAGACGCTATTGTGCCAACATTGGTTGCACCTATTTTTGCTGTACTGGAGTCTGTTAAAATCATCCGACAATAATATAAAGAGTATTTGCTGCTGGCGAAGTGATGGCAGAATACCCAGCGGACGTGATCTGCATCATATTCGTGAGCTGAGTTGCGCCCGTGATGCCGGTTGTTACAGATCCGACCTTTCCGCTAAGATCGGCTGAGAGCCCGCTTATAGTGCCGACGGTCAAAGTTGAGTTCGTCCAAAGCGTGACCGCCGAGTTCCAGAGGATCGTCTGGTTGTTAATTGGCGAAGTCACCAATACATCGTGCAGTTCCTCAAGCTCAAATCCGTTTTGAGGTCGGATATATAGTTGACCGTTGCCAGCATTCGCGCGTTCCACAACTCCGATGAAAACAATGTGATCGGGCTGCGTCGGTTTTACTCGCGTGAATGCTCCTGGAGTCGTGTCGAGATAAATGGAGTCTCCTTGGACATAGGGTGAGCCTAGCGAAAGGCCGTCGAGAACGCCTTGCGTAATTATGAATCCGTTCTGGTTTGCGCCAATAGACTCAGCAACAAGGCCGATAGTTTTGGACGAGCTGGAATCGGCTACGTTAGATGCTCGCTTGACGCTTGCGCGGTTGCCTGTTGCGCCGAAAAGGTAAACAACCTCGCCCTTGTTGAGCGTTGTCGCCTCGGCATTGCGAACGTAGGCCACAAGCATCGACCCCATTTGCAATTGCACGTTACCGCCTGCAAGCCCGACTTGCGGCGCGCCTTCGGTCGAGTTCCAGAACATCTTGCCGATGGCCGTTGTTTCGGTTGCCGCCGTGTTGAAATTGAGCGAATCCGCAGGAACATCGGGAAGCATTTCAATCGTGCGCGAAGCGGAAAGATCGCCGCCGCCTGTCAGTCCTGTGCCTGCCGTGATGGCTGTGATCCTGAGAGCCTTCGCGTCAAGCGCACCTTGCAAATCTGTCTGATTCGACAGCGTGCCTGTGATTGCTCCCCAAGATACAACTGAAAGTGGCGTTACTGCGCTCCACTCCGAACCAGTCCAACCCAAAGATTGACCAGTGATCGGAGCGGCTGTCGCGACTGAGAACCCTTGCAACTTTACAACGCTCGGAGCTGGGTATGTTCCGCCAAGATCGCCCGATGCCGCTCCTGTGGGCGTGCGTGAGTCGCTTAAACGTGAATCGGTGGTGATGACTGCCGTCCCTGAAATTGCGCTTGGTGAAATCCCAGACGATGGAGCCTTTGCATCGAGAGCCGTTTGCAGATCGGTTTGGTTCGAGAGCGTTCCTGCGATGCCGCCCCAGATCGCTGCTCCACCACCACCGCCAGTGACCCACTCGGTATCATAGTCAGCGTTTGTTTTCTTCGCGAGCACTTGCCCTGTAAGTCCGCCTGTGACCACTCCCGCGCCTGTCGCGCCCGTGTCGCCCTTAGCGCCTTGGCTTCCGGTCGGCCCCGCTGCGCCTGCAATGATTTCGGTGCGGAGAATCGGTTGATTATCGACGTTCGGAACTTCGCGTCCTTCGTCTTCTGGAAAGAAAATGCTCATTTATTTATGTCCTCAAGAGTGAAATCGACCGATACGGCGTCTTGGGAAAGCTCTGCTGACGTAACGCGAAAGCGCCGGCCCCCGATGACGAGCACGTCACCGAGAGAAATGGTTTGCACGAATGCGTCGTAGACCGCCGTGATCGTCATTGATGCGGAGTCCATGAATCCGCCGTCCGCCAGGCTGTTGTCGCGCCGGTATGTTGTTCTGTTCGCGAGAAAATTACGCTCGCCGAAAGTGACCGCGAGAGGCAGATCGTCCAGCATAGCAGCTAGATCGTTTGTAAATATGTCGAGCATTCCCACAAAGTGGGGAATGCGTCAAAACTTGCGCTCGATACGCCGCTGATTCGGATGCGTGAAATCGTGCTTCGGGCTGTCTGCGATATGCACCCAACTCTTTCGGAGTGCCGATGCAAGGATGCTTGTGCTGGTGTTGATCGTCACAACCTCGTTGGCGTCTCGGATGTAGGCGCACATATATTCTATGCTCTCAAACTCAGCCATGCCGTGAGCGGCCTTCCCCGCGCAAAGCACGGGCCTTCCGTTTGCGACTTGGTGCGCCGCTGTAATAACATCTCGCGGGTCAATCTTTTTATCTTGCGAGTATCCGGTCGGAAAACAAAGAACCCAAGACCTAAGTTCGGGCGGCGTGACTATTGCTGGCGAGTTTAGAATAATCTGGCGGTCGATATCCTTGCCTTCGGGGAAAAGTCCGTAAACGTAATCACTCCAGCCTAGCTCGCTCGCACAAAAGTCTTCGTGCAAGTCGGGCCATATTTGAAGATTTATGATGCGGTGAAAGCCGCTGTGATCGTTCTGCGGGTAGAGCGGCTTGCAGTAATCGACCATCGCGAAAAGTCCGTGATATTCTGGCAGGCATTCAAACATCACATTATGCCCTTGATCCGCGAAATGCTTCGCTATCGGTAAGCAACGTGCGATGTCTCCTAGACGCAAGTGGTAAACAATTAGGATGTTCAAAAGGTATAGTATTGTTCCGACGTTTTCCCTGCTACCCAGCCGTGGAATCCGAAGGAACGATCCGGCCCCGCTGTGTTTTCTTCAATATAATGCTCCCAAGAGAATGCTGCCGCTACGTTTACCGGCGCGTATTTGATGCCGTTATCACGGAATCCTTGCTCCATTGTTCGGCAAAGGAAGACATCGCCAGCCTCTCCTTTCCAGAGTGCCTCGGCCTTTGCTGCCATTTGTAAGAATTTCTGGCTTTGGAGCGTGAATCCAGTATTGCCAACACGATGTCCGACGTTCCAAAACGCAGGCCAAGGCGCTCCGATCATATCGTATTCGAGCCATGAATCATCCCACAGATGCGGGTTGGAAATGAAGCCGTCATGAGTGCAGATGAGCGCGTGCGAGGTGTCGATATAGTCGGCAAAGCGGCCCAGTTCCCAATGCATAGCCTGTTGATAGTTGCAGTCTTCAGCGATATAAACGGCGTCGCCGAATCCACCTAGTCCGCAAAGGTGGTTAAATAGCTTCTCGCTTTGTTCGTGCCTTGATTTTAAGCCTTCAAAAACGATCAACGTGACGTCCTTATTCATTTCGGGTGAAGTTCGTCAAAGATTGCCTTTGCCCTTGCATATTCCGCTGGATCGTTGCCGCGCTCGTATGTAGCATCAAGCGGGCGCTCCTCAAAAAACGGGTGATGATGAACGACAGCAATGTCACGAGCATCAACAATCGCGCCATTCTTCGCGGCACGAAAGGTGAAGTCGGTATCGCTGTAGACGTTTCGGAATCGTGGGTTGAATAGTCCATTTTCTTGAAAATATTTACGCGTTATGATCGCCATGCAAAGTAAATCGTCTTTTCTATATCCATCCGAGATACGAAGAACCTGCGGTTTTGAAATGTCGAGACGCTTTTCAATCATCTCGTCCCACCCAGGAGGGCATTCCCAATCGTCCGAGAGTTGAATTATAATATCACCAGTCGCTTGCGCGGCTCCCAAGTTCCACGCTCCGACGGAAAAACCACCCTCTTTTTGCGTCACAGATCGGAATCGTTTCAATACCTCCGCTGTCTCGTCGTCGTGATCGACTGCAAATATATGCTCTACGCGTTCTGGGTGCGTTGCGCGTGACAACCATAGCGTCATACATTGCACGGCCTCCACGGGCCTTCCTCGCGTTGCGTGAACGAGTGAAATCTTGGGCTTGTTTGATCCAGCCAACGTCTCGCGTTCGATCTCTTCGGCGTCTTCGTTGCGTCCGAGCAGTCGGAGCGTCCAAGCGTAGAGTTGATCGCCCTTCCACCCATACCATTCCTTTCGGTGCGTCCATTGCGGGAACTTAGGCGTCGGCACTTCGAGCATTTCTTCTACGACTTTCAACGCGTCTTGGTATTTTTTATCATCAAGCAGAATGCTGGCCTCAAGTCCGTAGGCTTCGCGGCGTTTCGGCTCAAGTGCCTTGGCCTTGCGTGCTAGGTTGAGCGATGTCTCTCCGCTCGTAATGTTGGCGCAATTCAAAAGAATCTCGTAGCGGTTCACGCCGTCGAGATCGGTCAAGGCGAGTGCCTCCGATCCGTATTTGGCCGCGAGTTCTTTGTTGCCAGCAATGAAATTCTCGTAGTGCAAATAGAATTTAAAATGCGAAGTCATCCGGTCTTGGTGCATTAGAATCCGGCGATTCCGTTCGCTGCTGTTCCTGTGACCTATCGGCGGTTGGTGTATGATTTCAAGATCGCGCCGCATATACACTTGAACGTCTTTCGTTGGCTGCGCGTTTTCATGAACGGGCCGATGCCACCATGCCGTCTGGTAACGAAAGAATCGCTCGCGTGGTGCGCGTTTAGCTTGTTCTGGAATTACATAATCGGTAAGAATCCAATCCTGCTCTGGCGGGCATTCTTCAAGCGCGGCCAATGTAGGCGCGACCATGTGCGGCTCAATGATATCGTCGCAGTCGGCCCACATTACCCAGCCGTCTTTCCCTGCCAGTTCGTATGCTTTCGCGAATGCTTTGTTCCTAGCCTCGCCGAAGTTGTCGAGATGCTCCCAGTCTGCCACAAGCGGAGAATTGAGATATTCGTCAACGTGGCAGCCCAGCTCCCTGGCGATGTCGATCGTGCGATCTGGTTTGAGTGCTCCTATTGCGCGGACGACAACAATCTCGTCACATATCTGTTTCAGCGACTTAACGCATCGCTCGATGCGCGGCTCTTCGTTGCCGCAGATAAGCCCTGCGACCAGTTTCGTTTTTTTGTTCATGTTTACACTTGAAATATATGTCAACAAAAACAAAAAAGCCACCCCTTTCGAGGTGGCTTTTCCGATGCTACTTGCGGGGAATTTTACACGTATCCGGTTGTGATGCGGATGATGCTGGAACCGTCGATGACTTTCTCAGCCGAGTTCTGACGAACGCGGAGAACGTCGGCGCGGCGAGCTTCGTCACGATAGGTTTCGGAAACGAATGGCACGGGACTATCAGCGGCCCATACAATCGTGCGACCGAATCCACCACCTGAGAAGTCACCACCAACCGTGTTGGCGAGTGCCATGTAGGTGTTGCTCCAGATGAACCCACCGGAATACACTTGGCCTTTTTTGGCTGTGTTTTTAGGTGCGCGGCCAACGAGAACGCGGTCAACTCCGACAGCGGCGGCAACTTCGCCTTCGCTGAGGAGACGGCTTTGATCCGAAGGAACAATGCCGAAGAATTGGTTCTGCACTTTAGCGGAGCGACGGATGCGCTCGAATACTGGCATGGACATGATCAGGGTGTTGGCAAGAACGCCATACTTGGCGAGTTCGAGCTTGGCCGCTGCCACGTCACCGGGAACGTCGAAGCTGGTGATGTTCGCGTCGGTGTATGCTGCCGATGCGCTGATCGCGGTCAAACCGTTAGCGGCGAATGCTGCGGAAGCAACACGAGCCTCGTGGCTGACTTGGATTTGGCGGAGCAACATCGCGGCGATGTTCACTTCGGTGTCGAAGAATCTGTCGAGATCGCGGCGGTTAGAGTCAGGAAGAACTTCCTCGAGACCGTACTCGATAGCGTCGAACGAGTCGCTTGTGAAACGGCGGCTTGTGCGGGGATATCCAGCACCGGCGGCGATTTTGAGAGCGTCATCGTTAAGAGCTTCGGAGTCGCCGAGGTTCAATTTCAGATATGCGCCAGAGCGAACGTCTGAAGAGAACACGGGCATGACTTCTGTGCCGATGAACAAATTGTTTTTGTTGGAAAGACCTTCAAAAACGGCCTGCGCGATATCAGCGCGGATGGTTGTGTATGATAGTGCCATAGTAGGTGATTAGATTATTGGTTGAACTTAGGAACGTATTCCACGATGTCACCAGCGACGCCGCTGTTGATCGCGACTCCGAGAGTTGCGGCGCTTGCTGCAAGCGTTCCAACGATCGTGCCGTTGGTAACAGCAAAAACAGAGCTGCCTGCGGTAACGATACCGGCGGCGGCTACGATGCCGAACTGCGATGGGAAAAATAGTTTGACAGCGCCTTGAGCACCAGCGGCGACGTCATTCTGGACGACTCCGATAGCATTAGCGCCGGTTGATGCGGCTTGCGCCGCGTTGTCGCCCGAAATATTAACGAGCGTATTCGCTGTGATAGCGGATGCGAAGGCGAAGCTTCGGATGCCGTTGTCGTTTTGTGTTGCCATAAATTAGGTAGGATTAAAAGTTGAGTTCGTTGTTATCGCGGGCCTCGATGTAGGCTTCGCGGTGGTTACGCATTGCAAAGCGGATCGCTTCGGTGCGGCTTCCGAGTTCCTCGGTTTTCTGGGTGATGACTGCTTTGAGGTCGAATTTTTCGACGGCCTTCTCTTCGGCCACTACCGATGCCTTTACTGGAGCGGCTCCGAAGTTGGAGATGATCGTGTCGAGCTTGGCTTCGAGCTTGGAAATTGCGCTGAGTTCAGCGGCCATCTCTTCTTTCATTGGCTCTGCTGCTGGCTCTTCGGCTGGCATTTCCATTTTGCTCTTGTAGTCGCCGAAGGCTGTTTCGAGAGCTGCGAGACGAGAAACGATGTCGGCGATGCTGACCTCGTCCTCCTTTGGTTCGATTTCGATTGTTGCGTCTTCCATTTGTTTGGGAAAACTGTCAACTTGCTTTGCCGTGAATGAGAACAAGCCGGTCGCATTTGCGGCTGGTGTTTGCACGAGATCGGCGCTGTAGAGCTCGGTGCAACTTGCGAAGGCGAGTCCCTCCACTTCGCGGATCGGGCCGCTGAAAGCGATACTGATACCGAATGTGTCCGGCAGTTTACTTGAAATCTCCAGGACGTAGTCGCGCATGGGCGATGTTTCGAGAAGGTTGAGATCGCCCAAGAGTTGTTTGCCGACGATGCGGAAATTGTTCACGAATCCGACGATGTCTTTGATGCCTGCGCCGTGATCCAGATTGACCTTGACGCCGCCCTTGTAGGACTCGGCGCACTCTTTGACTTGCATCAAAGTCGTCTCGTCCACGTAAAGTCCGTGACCCTTCGCTTCGCCTATTGAAATGATTGATACGCCTTCGATGACATCCATGCGAAGGCGCGGATGTCAATTAGTCATCCATCAATGCCATCGCGGCCTGCGCCATCAAATAAACTTCCAACTCGTTCTCTTCCTCGCAACCGATGACGTTGAACGTGCTGGAAATCGAAAGCCCTGCGCGACTCACTCCCGCATGGTTGCGACTACCGAGTACCGTTGTTTTTGCGCTGATCGAAAGCCCTGCCTCGCCAGCATTCGAGAAACAAGATGAGCCTACAACTTGAATACGCGAACCGGCGCACGCTTCGACATTCGCGACCGAGAAAACAAGACGGTTTCCGAGAACCTTGACCGTTACCTTGCGCTCTTCGCGTCCTCGTCCTCCGCCACCTGGCAGATCGGTTGGAGAAATAGGCGGAGCAACTGGAATAAATAGCAAGCCCTGCACGCCGATTGATAGCGGCGTTGGGCTTGGCATTAAGCCCTGCGTGGCGATGAGCAGGGAAGCTAACATCAGCCTAGACCCTCGTTACTACGGTGTTTGTTGTTCCGTCTCCGGTGATCGTTTGAGTGATCGCGCCCGATGTCCTGCTCGTAGGCGTGACCGTGAGCGCGTTGGCTATGTCGAGGCCGTGGATTGCGTGAACTTCGGTGATCTCCGTGAGTTCTGGCGTGAGTTCCGTTCTGACCGCGCTGGCATTTCCTGCCGCCGTCGGTATCGCGGCAAGTTGCGTATCGAGGTTGGCTGATGCCATCCCCAGAGCGGCTCGCACGTTGGCGGCGGTGAGTGTTGCTGTGCCGGTTGTATTGTCTACAGGCACGCCGAATGCCACACTGGAAGCCGATGGAATGTAGGCAACGCCCGTCAATGCTCCGCTTGCGTAGACGGTTCCGAAACGCACGTCGGTAATTGCAGCTTGGCCGAGGCTGTTGTCAGCGGTGAAGAAATCTGAATAGGTAGTCGATCCGTTTTTTGCTTGGCGGAATTTTGCTGTTGTAGGCGTGGGATCGATAAGGAATTTACTGGCGTAGACGGCGGCTGTGCCGTTTGCGCTGCCGATGAGCGATCCGCTCACTTTGACGCTGGCGGCTGTGCTGGCCGACACCAAACCGTGCGCCGAGTTAACAGCGGTGATGTCGCCTGTCGACACAATCGTGCCTGTGCTGGAGTTGCTTAGGCCAGCACCGCCTCCGCTTCCTCCTGTTAACGTAGTCGAGGTGGCTGTGACCGTCCCTGTGCTGGCATTTTGAATGCCGGCCGAGACACTGCCTGTAACCGTGCTCGATGTAATCGTAACCGTGCCTGAGCCTGCGTTGTTGAGGCCTACGGTGTTGGTTCCCCCTGCAACCGTACTGGAGGTAACGGTGACCGTGCCTGTACTGTTATTGTTCAGGCCGTATGTGACGTTGGTGCTGCCACCTGTCAGCGCGCTTGAGGTGATTGTGACCGTGCCTGTGCTGTTATTGTTGATGCCAAAACCATTGGCAACCCCTCCACCTGTGAGCGTGCATGATGTAAGCGTGACCATGCCGCTGCTGTTATTGTTAAGGCCGTAGGCGAATGCGACCCCACCTGCAACCGTGCTTGCATTTGTAAAAGCAATCGTCCCTGCCGCTGATGTAGATTCAATCGCGTGTGCTCCGTTCGCAGTTGTTGTGCCTGTAACCCTGCCGCCTGTCGCAACGATGCCGTCGAGCGTCAGCGTGCCGCTTGATGAAAACGCAATAGCGCGAGTAGATAGCGTAAACGCCGAGCCTGTGGCGTGGCATCCTGCGAGCGTTGAGCTTGCGGCGGCTGAGACCGTCAAGCAGTTCGCGGAGCCTGCCTGTATGTATGCACCGGTGATGTTGTAGCTTGCCGCGAGCGTGAAGCTCCCGCCTGTGGCGATCGTCAGCGGCGTGTTGACGTAGTTCAGCAACGCACCCATGCGGCGAGCGGTTCCGGTGGTCGCAGTTCCTGCATTGACTGCTTGGAAAATCTGGCCGACTGCCGAGGTGATCGCGACTGGCGTCCCTGCATTTGTTCCTGGAGCAATGCAGTTTGCCGTAAGCGCAAAGTTCGTCGTGCCGAGAGATACGATCATGTAAATTTGACCTGGGATAAACGATCCAGAGGTGTCCACGGTTGAGCCTGTGAGGTCGATGGACTGATCAAGTGCGACCGTGAACCCATTCGCATAAACAGTGTCGTTAAGCGTCGGCACTACGCCACCTGTCCATGTTCCCGATGCGCTCCAGTTTCCAGAGGCTTGAGCTTTGATGACGGCCATATTTTAAAGCCCTTCCGCGTAAATGAATTTTTGGATTGCGGCGGATACTTCATCGACCGCGACGATTGCTGGTTGGCTCGCAACTGCGAGAGAACCGAATAAAACCGTGCGATTGTTTTCTTGCGACTGCTCGATCTGATCCCCATTGAATCGCGTTGGAGTTAGAGTCAATACAACACTTGCGTCCTGTTGATCTGGTGAGTTGTAGCGGCTCGCTGTTGTAAGCGTCATCGTATAGAGATCGTAGGTCTTTCCGTCGATGACGATTGGATTGGTTGGTTTCATATTTAAGCTAGTAAAATCAATGCACTGGTTTCGGTTGGCTTGGGAAATTTGAGTTCAAACGCGCCGTCGTAGACGTGCCGCTCGGCTCCGAGGTTTAGGACGCAAAGCGCGGCGTTGCCTTTGCTGGCGTTGTAGATCATCGCGCCTGCTGCCGCGAAGGTTGCAGATTTTAGGACAACGTCGTCGAATGTTATAAAGGCATTCTTGCCGATGATCCCCGTGCGATGCCCCTTGAGTGCTACACCTCCGGCGGTGTAGCCCATGCCTTTAATTTCGCCTTCGGTTGTATAGGCTTTCGTGTTCGGCCCGATCTTTGCTGATGCACTGTAGAGCGCGATCCGGTAGTCATCCCCAGGTTGGTGAACGCCGGTGATGAGTGCCTTTTTTGCTTCGAGTGCTATGCCGTGAGTTATCATTTATTTTTTCTCCCATTGTGCAGAGCATACGGCTACGCGCTGGCTCTCGTCTGGATATTCGCTCGTCATCGTTCCGCTGATCATGCAGCGGCCAATAAAGTCGTCTTGTTCTTCGTCTTTTTCTGGAGTCGGCATAACGAGTTCGTGCTTTGTTTCAAAGCCGGTGATGCGTCCAAACGTATCGCGGACGGCAAGCGATACTTTCATTTGTTCGGGTTGCGAGGCCTGCATTCCTTTGACCTTATCGGCGGCCCACACTTGCCCTGCGTCGCCGCCCCACAACGCCCATGCAATGCGGCCTGGGGATGGGAAACCGTCTTCACCTGGTTGAAAACCCTGTCCCTTTTTATCAACTTCGTGCCGTGAAAAATATGAGTGCATTCTTTTAACGGTATCGTCGGAAAGATTCTTGCCGTTCGAAATGTCGCGAGCGCGTGCAACTCCGACCGCTGTCCCGCCTCGGTTGTATTCTTCTCTCCACTTTAAGCCCTTTAGCGCCTCTTCTACCATGCCCTTGCTTGGCTTGTTCTCGTCTGCGAGATCGGTTTGTTTTGGTTGTTCTTGTGGTGGCTCAGTTTGCGGCTCTTCTTGCGTGATAGGCGCGGCGATAGGTGCGGCAACCGGAGCGGCGGCTTGAATGGGAATGATAGAATCTGAAATATATTCGGATGGAATATCCATTTCTGTACCGAGCGCGACGATCATCGCGGCCTCCTTCGCTCTTGCGCGAAGTGCCTCTTCGTAGTCCTCGCCCATATCGGAGTAAATCTGCCCGGCAGTCTTCAATCCAGCTTTCCAAAGCTCGATGTCGGCGCGTGCCTCGCGTCCGTAATCAATCGAAACTTTGGCAGGCCAGCACCAGCGGCCATCGAGCAGGTATTCGGAATCTGGAATGAGTCCGCGAGATGCGGCGTCGAGCAAGATAACATTTTTGATGCGGTTTAGAAATTGACCTTCCAAGAGTCCACGCCACCGAAGAAATGTTCGCTCGGCCATCGCGGCCTCCATGCGAGCCATTGGCCCCGACTTGTCGGCGTCGAACGCGAAGCCATAGGGAAGCCCGACGGCCATGCAAATGTGAGCTTGCACCAAACGGATAAACTCTCCGAATGCGCCTGTCGGTCTGTCCGACTTGAACATTTCCATCTTCTCGCCTGCGCTCAAATAGTTGACCGTTCCAGGGTCGAGCGACTGCAAGCGTGCGACTTGGCCTTGATCGTTCGTGTTGCCGCGAGCGAAGTAATCGCCTGCGTCTGCCGCTCCGCTCTCGGTGGTGATGACTCCGCTTTGATAGCTCGCGTATTTAATCGCTTGCACCTCGGCCTTGATCGCTTCTTGGAGATCGCGGGTTGCGTTTAACGCAGTAGCGAAAGCAGAGCGCCCACGGTATTCGTCAAGTCTTGCCGCATCGAAAAGGTGGATAAACTCTTTTGCAACAATATCAACAGGAGAAATATACTGGTTATTGATAGTACGCGTGAAAATAGTGTATGAAATGGGTCTTCCATAGTCGTCAACGTTGATGCCTCCGATGTATTTATCGGTGTCCGTTCGATCGTAAGGCGAGCCGATGCGATCGGCCTCAACACTTTGCAATTTCAAATCTTCTTTGTCGCGAACAATAATAAATCCACAATCGCCGTCGCGCAACATTGCGGTAACAGCAAGCTGCAACAGCGTTGTGAAATTGTGCCTGCCTAGAAAATCGCAGTCGTTGCACCATTTCTGCCAATACCTTTCAATGGCGGTATCCGCTTCGCGGTTTCCTGTGCGTGCTTGGTATGCGATGCGCCCCGAAACGTAGGTTGCAAATTTTAAAAGCAGAGAACGGACAGGCGGAAAATTGTCTGCAAGATCGCGAGCGGCGCGGATGAGCGCGAAACGTTCGCGAGTTCCTGCCGTGTCTTCGCCACCGGATACTCCACGCGAGATCCCGCGCTTTTCGCTCGTCAATGCTGAATCAAAGCGTCCGAAGTTGCGAAGCTTCGCCTGGTTGACCATGCGATCCAGAGCAGCTTTAGGCGAGACGAACGAAATTGCTTTGGTGATGATGTCTTGAGTCATGGTCGTTGCG